CGGCGAATACAAACGCCAGCAATGCGGTTACGACAGCCAACAGCGCTTCTGCAACTGCCAACGGCCTGGCGGCCTCGATTGCAACGGCGAATACAAACGCCAGCAATGCGGTTACGACAGCCAATAGCGCTTCTGCAACTGCCAACGGCCTGGCGGCCTCGATTGCAACGGCGAATACAAACGCCAGCAATGCGGTTACGACAGCCAACGCTGCACTGCCACGGTCTGGCGGCACGATGACTGGTGATATTACCTTCAATGGTACTCAGACCTTTCCTGCAAGTGGTATCCAGGATGGAACAACCACCCAGAAGGGGCTTGTTCAGCTCACCAACAGCACATCCAGTACTAGCACTACGACAGCTGCTACCCCAAATAGTGTCAAAACTGCGAATGATACAGCTAATGCTGCCATGCCAAAAAGCGGTGGCACGTTTACTGGTGATATTATTGTTCCAAGCATCAACGGTGGACCGCTGGCTGGTACTAGGAACCGCATCATCAACGGCGACATGCGGATTTCGCAGAGAGGGACAACGTTTGCAACACTGGACCCCGCCTCCGGAACCTATACGCTTGATCGTTGGCAATTTGCTGGTGGTTCAGCAGGAAGAGTAACGATCGCACAGTCTTCCGCAGTTCCAAACAATACATTCTCCAGCTCCCTATATGGGGACGTTGTAACCGCTGACACTTCAATCGCGGCCAGCGATGTTGTTTTTATTCAGCAAACTATAGAAGGCTTTAACGCAAGAGACCTAATTGGCACTACGTTTACCATAAGCTTCTGGGTTTACTCCACCAAAACAGGCGTATTCTGTGTAGCACTTCGCAATTCCGGCGCAGATAGATCGTATGTCGCTGAATACACTGTATCGGCTTCCAACACATGGGAGTACAAAACGATTACCGTTAGCGGCGGCTTGATCACCTCCGGCACCTGGGATTGGACAAACGGTATTGGTTTCCGTCTAGCGTTTGCGCTTGCCTGCGGAACTACATTTCAAACAACTTCCGGGGCTTGGCAAACCGGAAACTTCATTGGCACCAGCAACCAAGTAAATGCGCTAGATTCAACCGCTAACGATTTCTACATCACCGGCGTCCAACTTGAACCCGGATCAGTCGCTACACCGTTTGAGCGCAGGAGCTACGGGCAGGAGCTGGCGTTGTGCGAGAGGTATTACGAAAAGAGCTACAACCTTGCGGCCGTGCCCGGTACAAACGTTGGTCCAAATACCGGCGAGTGGGTATCGGTTGCTGTCAACGCCGCTGACTACAACGATTTCGGACGCTGTTCTTTTAGGACCAGGAAGCGGGCATCTCCGACAATGAGCATCTGGAGTACGGATGGCACGGCCAACACGGCAAGGCAGCAGGACGCCTCGAATGTTTCCGTTGTCGTCCGTACTACGTTTAACGAAACGTCGGGATCTTTTGGTTGCGGCAGTGCGACAGCTGGCTATTACCATCGCATCCATTTCGCCGCTTCCGCCGAGCTGTAACCCATGACCTACCAACTCACCACCACCGGCTCCATCCTCCGCCTCGCAGACAACGCGTTTATTCCCCCCGACCCCGCCAACACCGACTACGCCGCCTATCTCCAGTGGCTCTCCGAAGGCAACACCCCCTTGCCTGCACCTGAACCCGAACCGGCCCCAGTGCTCACCACTGAGCAGAAGCTGGAAGCTGCTGGGTTGACCGTGGCGGAGTTGAAGGAGCTGTTTGGGCTTCCTTGACAGCATCGACTATCAGCTGGCACTGAGAACATCACGACATTGCTGACCAACTGAGCCCTAGCAAGCGCTCTGCGCGGCAGCAAAATAGAACCAGCGACACTCTCAGCCCACACCCCTAAAGCCATGCCTAATCCTCACTACGGCGCCGTTATCGCTGAAACGCTGGGACAGCCCAGTGTTGCTCGCCAGCTGGCTGCGACCGACACCAGCTCCAACACCGCACTGACGGCAACCTGCCGACGCATTTCGATGCGTGCTCGTGGCGCAGACATTCGCTACAGCATTGGCGCCACAGCGCAAACTGCAACGGCAACAAGCCATTTCATTGCCAATGGCGAGCGGCTGGATGTCTCTGTGCCGGAGGGCTCCAACATCGCTGTTCTGCGCGATGCAACAACCAGCGGCACCCTTTGCGTGACGGAGCTGATCTGATGAGACTGAGCGGCACGCGGGTCACGGCCATCGCCTCAGGGAAGGGGTTTGGCAATCAGCTGTGGGACCTGGCTGGGACCATCCCCACGCTGGATCTGCGGCTTGCCGAAAACAAGTCCCTAGTTGACGCCACTACTGGTCAACAGCTCGTCACCTTCACCCGCGCCAGTAGTGGGACGTATGTCGGCAGCGATGGGTTGATCAAGACTGCTGCAACAAATGAAGCACGCTTTGATCACAATCCCACGACAGGTGAGAGCCTAGGGCTGCTGGTGGAGGAGCAGAGGGCGAATTTGCTGCTTTATTCTGCGTGTGACTCTAATTGGCCGAGCGGAGGGTTTGGAACCGCTACCTACAATCTCGGGCTTTCAGCTCTTGGCGTATTTAGCGGCGTACAGGTTGCAAGCAGCGGGCAGAATTGGCACAGCATCTATAGGACCGGAATTAACCTCACGGCTTCCACCGTTTACGCCTTTACTCTTTTTTATAGAGCCGGAACTTCAGGCAGGGTTCGTCTGACTTTTAGAAACAATGGCACTGTGACGGAAACCGTAGTCAATGGATTAGCGGGAAACCTTTCCGTGTCGGCGCAATTTGCTGGCTCTGCGGCAATACTTTCTCAGTATTTGTGCTCTGATGGTTTGACGTACGTAGTCACTGGCACATACACACCAAACGGTACAAACGTTGATCATTGGTTACGCATTGGCCCTGACTCGACAGTTTCCGGGCAAACCGTCATTGCGCTTGGCGCCCAACTAGAAGCCGGAGCCTTCCCCACCAGCTATATCCCTACCACCACTGCCACGGTCACCCGCAGTGCTGATGTGGCCAGTATTACGGGGGCTAACTTCAGCAGCTGGTATCGGCAGGATGAGGGGACGGTGTTTGCAAGCGCTAGAACCAATGCGACACACGGGGGCGTTAATAGTTTTCCGCGAATCCATGCAATTAGTGATGGAACAAACGATAATGTTATTCAAAATTATTATCGTGTTTTATCTAGTTACACAGACGCGGGGTATGGCGTTACTACGCTAACTGTTGCCCAAGCTAGTTTTGATACAAATAATGAACGCAATGGTCAAAGTCAAAGTACAGCTTATGCAAACAACGATTTTGCTTTTGCGGTTAACGGATCATTAGTGAGTACCGACAACACGGGAACAGTGCCAACAGTATCTCAGTTACGTCTTGGGGCAAGAGGGACAGGTTTAGGTCCGTTGAATGGCACCATCCGCCGCCTCACCTACTGGCCTTCCCGCCTTCCCAACACCACCCTCCAGGAGATCACCCAATGACGACTTATCTCCGCTTCCCCGATGAAGACACCGGTATGGTTGCCCTATATAATGCTGGCCTTTTAGATAGTTACACCAGTGAGGTGATCACCGCTAGTCACACCCATGCCCTTGATGTGATCGGCACCATCTCCCGTGGTGGTGAATGGGACGAAGAGGGCAATGTGATCACCCCGCCTGAAGTGCTCGATGGTTGGCACGTTAATTACGTCGGTGAGGTGCCTGAGGGTTGGGAACAGTATGCGGTGTCTCCTGAGCAGCCGGTGCGGGTCTGGGCTTCGTAGCTCGGGCTCGTTACTCTGCAGGGGTGAAGCTAACCGGCCGCGGTGGACCCAGCCTCGATCCTTGCCCTGATCGGTCTAGGCGGCTCGGGCGTCGCCGCGCTCTGGAAGATCGCCAATGGCCTGGGGCGATTTGAGTCACGCACCACCACGATCCTCGAGGGGGTGCAGACGATGCTGCGCGACCACGAGACCAGGCTCCGCGATCTTGAGCGCAGCTGATGGATCACCTCACTGACTACATCGCTCTCGCTGTCGCCATCCATGGCGTGGCCCTGGCGGTGGTCAACCTGACCCCAACACCGAAGGACAACGAGGCCCTGGACAACTACGCCAGGGTTGTCGTGAAGGTCTACCGGGTGGTCGAGATCCTGGCTGGGATCATCAGCCCGCGGGTGAAGCGATGAGCAAGCCCAAGAGCAATACCCAGCAGATCCACCGCGAACCGATCTGCAAAAAATCGAGGCAGGGGAACGGTCGGGGCAGCAAGCCCAGCCATCGCCGCAAGATGAAGAAGGGCCAGGGCTAGATCACGGTCTTGCTCTGGTAGTTCGGATCGGACGGGTCGAGCTCCTCTGCGCTGCTGGCCGCCGGCAGGCCCTGTGATGGCCCGGCATCAGCGGCCTCGAGGGAGGCGATCCAGCTGTCATAGGACTCCCGCATCGGGATCTTGGCGGGCAGCTTCAGCCAGCGGCGCACGTCGTTCGGACAACGCAAGAACACGGAAGCGCCCTTGTCGTAAGCGATGAAAAAACGTCCGTTCCAGTCCTTCCCTGTCTCAACCGTTGTTGTCTGGCTGAGATGCAGTCGTTCGCGCTTCATGGCTTGCAGGTGAGATACCAGCCGCCGGTGCCGCCGGGCATCCAGCGCGGGTTCCAGTTCTTGCGGCTGTAGACCACCCCGGCCCCCTTGGTGTTGGAGGTGTAGCCCCCCTGCACCAGCAGGGCCTCGCCGTTCGGGTCGTTCTGGATCCAGGCCGCGGCGGTGTAGCCGATCACCACCGACCAGTGGCCGCCACCCCGGGGGGCGCTCACGGGGCCGTGGTGAAGCCAGCCCACAGCAGCGGGCCGGCCGGCGTCGATCTCCTCCTCCAGGGCCCCAGGGGTGCCGTTGGTGTGGAAGTCGGCCTTGAGCCCCAGGTGCCGCAGCGCAGCCAGCTGAGCCTGGGCGGAGGTGGTGTCGCCGTACTTGGCCCGGATGGCGTTGTAGGCGTCGTCGCTGGCCACCTTGCCCCAGTACATAGCGAGCATCGCGCAGCTGCTGGAGAAGCACTCCCGGTAGCCCGTGCCGCTCTTGTTGTCGAGCTGGCTCTGCCACTTCACGTTGAGCGGGTTGCGCACCAAGGCCGCGGCCTTCTGGGTCCGGTACTCCTCCACCCATTCAGCGGTGTCGGTGAGCAGCCCAGGGTCGGCCTGCTTGATCTGCTGCCCCAGCTTGACGATCCCCTTCACCTGATGCTCAAGGCCCTTGAAGCTCTCCCAGAAATCCAGCCACTTCTGGTCTGTGAACTGCACATCTTGGATGGGCATGATGGGATGAACTCTGCACCTATGTAATCGTGGCAGACCTCGCAAAGGAACTTGAGGAGCTCCATTCCTCCGTGGTCCGCACGGTGCGAGAGCGCATTGATCGCGGCGGCGTTGACGAGGAGGGCAACCTGGTGCCCACCAGCAACGACGATCTGCGCGTTGCCCTGCAGCTGCTCAAGCAGAACAGCATCACCGCCAACCTGGCCGAGAGCGACACCGCCAAGCTCCGCTCGAGGATGGCCAGCAAGCTCGACTTCTCGGCGCTCAAGGACAAGCCCAACGTGGTGCCCATGGTCCGCTCAGACGATGCGGCTACCGCTTGACCCCGCCGAACGCTTTGCCCTTGGGTTGCGGCTTCCAGCCCAGCGCCAGGGCATCAATGTTGGCCCCCGTCTCGTCGAACCACGCTTGCAGCATCGTCTCCTGGAGCTCGTCTTGACGGGCGGCCTTGGCCTTCTCCTGATCCTGGGCGGCAGCATCGGTGAAGAACTTGACCCCCAGCGCCAGGGCATCAATCCGGTCGTCAAAGGTCAGTGACCCCCGATCCACCGTGATGCGGCTCAGCTGGTACATCAGCGAGCGCTGGTGCCCCGTCTCCGGGTCCCGCTCAGCATCGTGGTAGTCCCGGCGGATCAGCTCGCTGCTCACCACCAGCCGGTGCTGCTGCACCAGGGGGGCGAGGGTGTCCACGATCCGGCGTTCCTTCTGCTGGCTGACGCGCACCTCCTCGATCGACACCGGATGCACCTTGGCCATCGCCGGTGACAGCAGGGCGGTGAACATGCCATCGCCCATGTTGCTCTCCGCCACGCAGTAGTTCACCTGCCAGCGCTTGGCCCTGGCGGCGAGCATCGACAACACCTCCGGCTCATAGCCGCGGGTGGTGCCGCCGCTCTCCAGCAGGAACATGTTGCCGTTCAGCTCGGCGATCACCGCCCAGGCCAGCTCGTCGCTGCCGCGGCCGGAGGGGTCGATCGCCAGCACGCACCTCCAGGTCTCCTCCTGCGGAACCCAGCCCTTCACCACCGCCGGACGGTGGTAGTAGCGATCGGCGCCCAGGCCCACGCATAGCAGCTCCTGGATGCGCTGCTCTGGCGCCGAGGCCCACACCACCACCTCGGGCAGGGCCTTGCCGTCCAGGTCCATCACCAGCAGATCGCCCAGGCGGATCGGGTAGCGATCCAGGGTGCTCAGCCGGCAGTTCAGCTGGTACTGCAGCTGCACCGCCGCCCGGGTCATCCGGGTCTCGCGCTTCAGCAGCTCATGGTGGCCAAAGCGCTCAGGATCGGTCGGGTCCCCCGCCACGGCCGGGTTGTCCTGCACCGTCTCGGCGATGGCCGGCGCCAGGTTCCCCTCGTAGCAGTCCCATTCATCCGGGTCGCTGGGGTCCGGGAACCGTGCTGGCCAGAACCGGATGGCGTAGTTCCGTTCACGCACCAGGCGTAGGTACAGCGAGCTTTCAAGGTGCGGAGTTCCCAGATACCGGATCTGTCTTGGGAAGATCTGCCGTACCCCGCCCTGGGTGTAGTCCCTAGGTGCGCTGGGGTCGAACCCTGGGTCATCGGGCTTGATGATCGCCTCCAGCTCGGTGACGGCCTGGGCCAGCCGTTCCTGCTTCAGCGGCGTGATCGAGTTGTTCAGCGTCTCGATGTCGTCCGGCAGCGCCAGGGTGCAGCGCTTCCCCGTCAGCGATGGGCTCAGGATTCCCACAGTGCGGACACTCGGGCTCTGGTCGATCACCGCCGGCCCCACGTCGAAGGCCTTGATCGAGGACCGGCCATCAGGCCGCGGCTCCAGGCACCGCAGGATGTCCACGTCCCGGATGCACCGGGCCATGAAGGTGGCCACCTCCTCGGCCTTTTCTGCCGTGGCAGCCGGAATCAGGACCTTCTCGGTGAAGGGGTCATGCCGCAGCCGCCACAGGGCATAGCCGCCCGACTCGAAGCTCTTGCCCAGGCCCCGGTAGGCGGTAGTGATGGAACGGTCAGGGCCGTTCTCCATCCAGTCCGCCACCTCCAGCTGCCGCAGGGTGGGCGTGTCGGCCAGGTTGAGCTCCCGCAGCAGGTAGCAGAGGAAGTGGGGGAAGGGCCACAGCTCAGGTGGCAGCGGTTCCCAACTCACAAGGAGAGCCCTCCTACCGCAATGGCAGAAGGGCCCTCCCAACCACCACCACTGGAGTGAACCAATGGCGGGCCCCCCAGCACCACCTGGGTTGGCACTGGCACCTTAGCCGTCAACGAAAGCCTCGTTCACATCAGGCGTTGCCGGGTCATCACCGGCGAACTCGCCCTTCCTGGTCCGTGCCCGCGTCTTCGCGGCCGTCTTCGTTGGGGCAGGGCAAGCACCTCCACAAGGCGATGCCAGAGCTGCTTCAGCTGCAGCGACCACTTCATCAGGAACATCGGAGCCGTAGCCCTGCAGGCCAAGACGAATCCGCTCATCGTTCGACAGATACACGAGTGGAGAGCAGATGGGCCAAGCGTACCCAGATGGGCCGCGTCATTCCAGAGACTCCTGGAACTGCTGCCACAGGTGGCCGCGGCGTTGAGGACCACCCACCGAGTCCAGGTAGGGGTTGATCAGGAAGAACCTCTCACCGGTGCGGCTATCAACAGCGCGGGAGACGAGGTTCTCCTTCTTCAGCCGGGTGATGGCACTTACCGCCACGGGCAGCTTCACGTTGAGCCGCT